TCATCTTGGCGCCCTCCAGCCCATTGGGCAGGCTTAGCATCAACGCGGTGATTGCGCCGAAGATGTTGCTTACCCGCAGCTTTGGCCGCGGCAGCTGCCCTTGGCCGTTGTACTCAAAGCCCTCCGCTTCGACAGGAAAGCGCAAATAGGTGTTGCCAGCCCAAACCAGCTCGCCATTGCCGTCCATGTTGCTGCCGGCGTGAAAGCGAAAGACCTCGACCCCGCCATGTTGCGCGGCGTTGGTTTCCAGCACAAACAGCTCAATGATGGAACTGGGCGCAATCTTTTGCAGCTCGGAGACGGGGATAGGCATGGCTTACGGCTCGAACACCTGCCGGAACTTGGTCCGAATGTTGTTGAAGTTGCAGGCGATCTGCTCAATTTGCCAAGTTTCGCAAACCCATCGGCCCGCGGTGCCGTTGGGGTCAGTCCAGTTGAACGCCTCTACGCCGCGCCGCGCCTCAAGAAATGTTTTGATCGCATCCCGCTCGGTGTCGTCGCGGTTGTCAAAGCGCAGCTCCCATTCCTTGGGGTCAAAGTTCAGCCCGAAAGTTACCCGCTGCTCGTAGCCGTCGCCCGCTTGAAACCGCCGCACACGCGGCTGGCTGCTTTGCGTGGCGGGGAAGCTAGGGGTGAATGTGAAGGTCGCCATGGTTATGCCGCCAGAATCCCGCCAGGTCGCCGTTGCTTGATCAGCTCATTCTGCACCGCTGCGGCGATGACGCGGCCGAGCTGCCGGCTTTGATCTGAATTGCCCTGCGCGTCAGTGCCGCGCGCGTCCACGTTCACGGTCACATTGGCACCGCCAGCGCCGCCTGCAGTGCCCTGCAGCGCCACAGGGATGCGGCGGCCGTCAGGCAGGGGCACATAGGCCTCGGGCTGGCTGCCTTCGCCAAATAGCGCCAGCTGCGGGCTGTTGGCGATGCCGCCGCGCGCGTAACCCCTGAGCGGCAACGGGCCGCCCTCTGTCATCACGCCGCCCCTGGCAAAACCGAAGATTCCGCCGATGCCGCCAACCAGCGGCGCGATGATCGCCTGACGGATCGCAATCCGCGCTAGGTCTTCCAAAATGGAGCGGGCCAGGTCTTTGAAGTTGGCTTTGCCGGTGGTGACAAACTGCGTCAGCCTGTCCTCGAGGCCTTGAAAAGTATTTACCAGCGCATCCGCCAGTTGGCCGCGCAGGTCGTCCACGGACTCTTTGTAGTCCTCGAGCTTTTTCTTAAATGTGTCCACGCCCTCGGCTGCTGCGCGCGTAAGCTCTTTTACCTTTTCAATTTGCTCTTGCGTCAGGTCGGGAAACTGGCGCAGCACTTCATCAATTTGCCGATTAATTTGCAGTTCTTTAAGTTTTTCTCCAGTAATAACTCCGGCCTGAATTGCTAAATCTTCAAGCGCCCTGTTCTGACGCTCGGTTAGCTCAGTAATCTGTTGCTGGCGCCTTACATCGACTTGATTGACGCGAAGCCTTTCGTAATCTCGGGCAAGATTTTGCAAGCCCTCAAATTGCACAGCGTTGCCAGTTAGCTGAATTAGGTTGAAGACTTTCTTGGCCAAATCCTCCGCTTCGTCGCCTGCTGCATTCATGGCGGCGGCGTATTCCAGCTCAATAGCCACCGCGCCGGTAGCGCCTAGCGCTTTAGTGCTAAGTGTTAAATCGCGATTCTTTCTATTTAAATCATCCGCCAACGCCGCTGCGCCTTCTAGCGCGCGATTGTAATTTTCTTGAGCACGTTGAGCTTCTCGTGCTGCAGCATTAGCCCCAGCCGCGCTTGAACGGCCAGGAGCTCTGCCCCCGCCGCGTGCAACGGCTTCGGGTTCTGTCAAACCGCGAAGCCCACCAGAGCGCGCCGTAGGGGGTGCAGCATCAGTAAAGATCTGTGCAAATCTGCGCCGGTAGGCCGCGTCGGTGTCAATTGCCTGCTGGACACCCGCCTGCAATGCGCGCCCTGCACCTTCAAAATCGCCTTGGATGGCCAGCTTAATTGCCATAAAGCCGTTCACAGTGGCTTTCACCAGCTGGTCCACCAACGCGACGGTTGCCATGATGGCCGAAGCAACAACACGCAGGCCGCCCTTGATTACTTCAAACAGGGCGGTCCAATCGTTATCTGTACTAAACAAATCCTGGAAAGCCTCCAGGATGCCCTGCAACGCAGGCAGCAAAGCATCAGTTAATTGCAGCTGAAAACCTTCAGCCTTAAATCCAATTTTTGTAATAGTGTCATTGAAAAGCGCCGAGCGTGCGGCAAACTCGTCGCTTACTTCGTAATTGAACTCCTCCATTGCGGCGCGGCCGCCGTTCAGCATCGGGATTAACTCGGCGCCTGCCTTGCCAAAAATATCGACCGCCGCCGCGGCCTTTTGCGCGCCGTCGGGAAGATCTGCAAACCTGTCGCCGATCGACTTAAACACCTCGTCGGCCGATTTGAGCGTGCCGTCAGTGTTTTTGATGTCGATCCCAAGCCGCCTAAAGGCCTGGCCGGCTTGCGCGTTGCCGCGGGCTGCCTGATCAATCTTGACGTTAAGTTTTGTCAGGCCGCTCTCCAGGCCCTTGGCGCTCACGTCCGACAGCTTGGCGGCGTTTTGCAGGCCGATCAGCGAAGTGGTCGCCACGCCTGTCCTAGCGCTTAGCTTGTCGAGCGCGTCGCCTGCCTCAAGGCCTTTGCGAATCATGCCGGTAAACCCGGCGACAATTGCCGTACCAGCGATCACACCACCAAGAGCGCGCATCGCCGTGGTAAGGCCGCGCACCGTCATCGCGGTGTTCTTGACGCGGCCCTCGAGGCCCTGCATCGAGTTGCCAAGGCGGCGGATGTTGTTCTCGCCCTGAACGTTGGCCTTAATGCGCAGCGCGGCGTCGAGGTTCACGGCTTAGCCTCCTCGGTTCAGCTTGGCCAGGACTGCCGATTCCATGGTTTGCAAGTCCTCGAAAATACTGCGCTGGTCTGGCGTTTCGTAAAGGCTGAGCAGCCAAGCCACTGCCCCATAGTCTAGGCCTACCAAGCCCGCCACGCTAACCCGCCATTGCGTTTGGCAACGCAGAAACAGCTGCAAAGATGGCCAGTTTTCTTCCCATACTTCACAGTCTCCTGCTGGTTCCAAATCTGGCGCGGCGATGCCGAGCACTGCTGCGTCGTCTTGTGTTTCGTCTTTTGTTCCGCCACTGACCCAATACTCAGCGGCGTCTATTAGTTTTTTCTCTTGGCTCCTTTCAAACTGTTGAAGTATGCCGTCACAATTGACGTAGCCAACATCGGCACATCGAGAAGCGAACCTACGGCTTTTTGGCTGTAGGGGATCTCCTTGCCAGCGTCGTCAGTGATGCCTGCCCAGCCGACCAGTACCTCGGCGGCCAGTTCAACGTCGGTTAGCTCGCCGTTTTCGATCTGCTTGCCAATCTCGACGATGCGGGACTGGGGCAGCCGTTTGAACTGCGCGTCAAAGGTTTCCCGCTGATGGCGGCCACCATCAACGGGGAGATCAAACGAAACGGGCCAGCTGTAGTTGTCAGACTGCTTGAGAACAAATGCCATCCAAGGCTCCTATCAGGTGAAAGCAACGCTCAGCTCGTCATTGCCGGCAGTGGTCGGCGTAGCAACAAACGGCAGGCTCAGCATTTGGATGCCGTCCTGGTCCGTGTAGGTAGGGCTGCCGATGTCGGTCTGAGGTGACGTGATCGTAACCCGGTTCCCGGCGGTCGTGCCATGCAAGAACGTGAGGTTACCGGTCGCCGTGCCGGTGGCATCGGCCCAATAGTTCTTCTGCGTAACGGTAGGCGCCTCGATCACCACGGTGCCGCTCGGCTGGCGGTCGGTAATGTTGACCTGCTTGGTGCAGCCGACCAGCTCGCGATAGATCATCTGGTTGGCCAGATCGAACTCAAACGACTGGAGGCAGCCGCTGTAGCTCAGCAGGCTGAAGGCCGAGGTGTTGCCCTCCTTGAAGATCAGCGGGGTGGCCTGGTTGGCGTAGGTCGGGGTAGGCAGCGCCACGTCGGTGGGCTCGTTGTAAATGCCCATGAACGTAAAGCTAATCGTAGGGATTTGCCCCACTTGGCAGTTGGTCGAGAAGCTGCCGCGCGCGCCGGTAATCCGATGCCGCACGCCGTCGTTGTTTAAATAGATCGACACCGAGCTGAAGGCAGAGCTGACCGGCGCGTAGGTGACGCTAGTAGTGGCTACCACGGTCTCAGCCAAGCCGCAGGCCTTCAGCAGCGAGCCGTAGGCCGGCGCAGTGCCGGCAGCGCCCGACCCGGCCAGCTCCACCTCGAAGGTGATCTCAACGCGGGTTTGCGCCAGCAGCTGCTCGTAGTTGCCGAGGTAAGGCCGGATTAGGTCGCGGCTCACCACATCCGCCTGCAGCGGGGTGATTTCGATGTTGCGGACCAAGATGGCCTCGGCGCCAGTCGGCACCGAATCTGTGCCGTAGACGGCTTCAGTTTTCGCCAGAATCAGGCGTTTGCGGCTCAGGAGCGGCATCGTTCAGTACCTCGGTGCTGGGTAGAGGGGCCGGTTCGGTGCGGGAGCCAGAAACTAGCTTCCGTTTTCCGGTTTTTGGATCGACCAGGTAGGTGCCCCCCTGGCCATGGTATTCGTCCACCATCGTAGCCACCATCAGTAGATCGAAAGATCGTTGACACTTGTACGGTAGCGGACCAGGTAATCGCAAGAGATCACGCCAGCCGGCTGATCTGCCTCGACCATTTCAAAGTCCACTGAGATGGGTTGCACGTCAATCGCCACGCCGCCGAGCGTGAGGTCGGCCATCAGCTTGCTGTGCAGACTTTGCACGATCGGATCGGCCAGCTGGTCTGGCACTAGGCCGCGCACTATCACCGCCACGCGCACGCGCAACGACCAATCGAGTTTTGGCAGGCTGGTGAGCTGTTCGGCGGTGTCGGTCAGCGGCTCCACGACGATCGCCGGGCTTTCGTTGCGGCTTACCGGCTCCACCCGGCTGCGATAGATCCGCGTGCCAACCTGCACAGTGCCGGTGAGCGCGGTGCGGATCGCAGACAGGATGGCTTCGCGGCGTGTGGTCATCAGCGCACCTCGCTGGCAATGATCCGGCCACGTTGAAAGTTGATGGTGGTGGTGCTGGTGTGGTTAGCGATCAGCAGCGACACCTCATCGCCATTGTCTAGTTCGATCATCCAGCTGCTCAGCAGTTTGGCAACCGATGCACCAGCCGCCTTAAATGCTCGGCATTCAGTTTCAGGAATGGCGACACCATTAAGCGCAAGCTTGATGCCAACCGTTTCGTTGTTGCCTGGCACAGCGTCAATGCTGCCAAAGAATCGCAGCAGCTTGGTGCTGCCGCTGGTGTTCTTCAGGCCAAACGCGTCAACAGTGCCAAGCGTCATGCCAAAGGCCGTAGCTGCATCAAACGTTGCTGTTAGGCCAGTGCTGACGTATGCGCCAGTTTCGGCAATGGTGATGGTGCCGGCGTCCATCTTGCTGGCTTGACCGCGCACGTCCTTGCCATTCAGCCAATACGGCAATGCAACGTAGGCCGTAATGCCATCGCCCACCTTGATATTTCGCGTGTCAGTCTCAAGGCCAACCTCACCATTAGCAAGCACTGGATTGGCGCCGGCCCAATTTGCTGCGATGTCACGCCGTAGCCGGATCCGCGTGATGTTGCTCATGCGCCGCCACCGTTGTAGTCGTTGCCATCAATGTAGACGGACTCAGCGCTGCCGCCGTCAAAATCTGCATCCAGTTGCGGGTTGTTTACATCAGTCAGCAGCAAATCCGAATCATTGCCATCCATCGGCGTAGCAGTCACCTGCGCCTGTGTTGCAGTGCTGCGCTGCAGGCTTAACTGCACAAAGCGGCCATCATCCTGCAAGGTGGCTTCACGAACCGTAAACGGCACGCCATTGACGCTGATTTGCGAGCCGTAAAGCAGATCGCCAAAGTCCAACGCTCGCGCCGTCAGGGTGTAGTCGGTGGTCAGCACCATCCCGTCGCTGATCACTTGGCCGGGCATGTCAAGAATGCCCAGTGCGGAAACGGCGCCAGCTGTGCAGCTGACGCCGAAGTCTGCCAAGAACACGTCTAGGTCCTCAGTGAAAGCCATCTGTTCAGCCGTACTTCTTCAGGCCGTAGCCGTTGACGGAGTAGATGTAGGTGCTGCCGGCGCCTTGGGTAGTCACCAGGCGGACGTAACGCTTAAGTGCGTCACGGTTGACGGTCAGCACTTGCTTGCTGGCGTCGGTGGTCAGCGAGGTGAACGCCACAGCGGGGCTCACATCACCGAAGTCGCCGCCGGTAAGGGTGTCGCTGTGCTGGATCTTGAGAGCCAGGGTGCGGGTGCCGCTGGCGCCGCCATCAGAGTCAAGAAGAATCTGAATGTCGCCGTCAAATTCCTTCAGGTCGGCGATGTTGGTGGTTGCGCCGGTAAAGCCGCTAGTCTCGGCGCCGACGGGGTGCAGCGGGAAATGCTGCAGCTTTTCAAGTGTCTGTTGAAAGATTGCCATGATTAATCACCTTGGTGCGGGGTTTGCGTTTGGCTGGTGCCTCCACACTAGGAGGCTCGATCACGACAGGCGCCACGGCCAGCACAGCCTTGCCGCGCTGAATTAGGTAGTGGGCGTCGGCGTCGCTTGCATCAACCACATCACCGGCGCGTGCTGGCACGCCGTAGATGCTGGTCTCTTTCAAAATCTCAATCTTCATAGGAGTTCAGGGGCGACCGTTAAGCCGCCCCATGTCCACTAGATCAGATAACGTCAGCGCCGCGGCAGAAGCTCTCGGGATGACGGACTGCGAAGTCCACATCCTGCAGAGCCACCACCCGCACGGTGCCGCTGGTGCTGAAGGTGTAGGGATCAACCGTAAGGTCGAGACCTGACCACATGCCCATGATGAGCTGGCTCCAGACGGCAAAGAAGATGTCTCCGCTTACCACCTGGTTGCTGATCACGGCCCGATAGCCGTTCACCGTGTCGCCCGCCTCGTAGATGTAGCTGGCTTCGCCAGCTTCCTTCGGCTTGGTCTTCAGAGCGCCGCGCATGGCAGCGTTCATCAGGTAAGCCATCGCGCCAATGTCGGCGTTGTCGGCGGCAATCTTCGACTCCATGCTCACCACCTCGATGAAGGTGGGAGTAGCAGCGGCGAAGTCCTCGGTGTTGATGTCGGTCGTCAGCTTGACGCCCAAGGGCTGGTTGGAGTTGCCCAGGCCGTAAAGGCCCACGCGGTCGATCTCCAGCGCCAGCACGGTGGCAAGATCCTGGCGGATCATCTGCTCCACGTCGATGCTGGATTGCAGCATCAGCCGGCGGCTGTAGTCGGTGAAGGCCCCAACCGTTTTGGGGGTCAGATTCACCTGATCCACCGTTTGGCTGCTCTGGAGCGGCGCACCAGCTTCAGCCACCCAGTAGGCGGTTGCAGCGCCGGTCTGGCGGGGAATCGCCACCGGGCCCTGCAGGCCGGTCAGGCTGGTAACGCCCATGCCAGCAAGAGCAGACTTGTTGCGCAGCAGCTCGATAAACGAACCAGGCCGGAAATCGGTGCCCACCAAGTTGCCGGCGGAAGCGGCATTGCCAACCGTCAGATCACGGCGCAGCACGTCGTTAGGCACCATGATGCCCTGCGCGGTCTTGCCGGCTTTGGCCGCGGCAGCTTCAGAGCACTCCCGCTCAAAGGCGGCAGCTTCCCACAGCTTGCGATCGGTCGGGTTGGACAGCGCCAAAATTGCGCGCTGGAACGAAAACTCGCGGGTCTCTTTAGGGCTCAGGCCGATGTCGGCCGCAGGCTCAGAGACAGGCTCAACTTTTGCGCCAAGCTTGTCAAGAACAGCAGCGCGGGCCTCGTCGAGGCTGCGGCCACCTTCGACCAGCTGGCGACCGAGATCGTCCATGCCGTGTTTCATAGTCAGGGCAGTGATGCCAGCGATGCGGCTGCGCTCAGCTTTAGCAGCCTCGGCAGCCGCTTCAGCCCGCACCGCCGTGAAATCGGGGGTGTTTTCCATCGGAACCTCTGGTTCTGGTTGGGGGGTTGTTGATGCGGCTGGGGCCGCAGGATCAGCCTCGAAAGACCGACCCACACCCACAGTGGGGTCTGCAGGTATGCTAACCACGCTCACCTCGTAGGGCGCCCAGCTAACGGCGACAAACTCGCCATCGCTGCGTTGCTCCATTTGGTTGATTGCGTAGCCGAAGGAGACGTTTCGCAAAACGCCATCCTTCACATCAGCCATTACTTCTTGGGCGAAAGCATTGCGGCTGAATTTCACGCGCGCATATCCGCGCTTTTTTTGGTCGTCGATCCAGGCGCGTTCCACCACGCCCACCACCTTGCCGGGGTCGTGGTTGAACAGCAGCGGCGCGCCGTCGTTCAGCCGCTCTAGGTCAGCACTGCGCACATCGTGCTGCAGGATCTCGTTGCCGAAGTATCGGGCAACCGGATACTCAGAGCTAAACGGGAACTCAATGCTCCGGTCGTCTTCGCTGAATTGAAACTCGGCAATTTCTGCTCGTTTGAGCAGCTGCCCTTCTAGGTCGCGTTGTTCACTCATCGCTGCCCTGGCTTATCTGTTCCACAATATCCGGTCGAACCGTATCGGCTGCTGCTGGTGTTCCTGGGTCGGTGTCAAAGACCAAGCCCATCTCTGTGGCGGCCTCCACTTCGGACTTGCGCGCACGAAGCAGCTCATCAAGATCGCCGCCACATTCGGCGACCACCTGCGCCTGCGTCTTGAACCCGCACCGCACTGCCTCCTTATAGGCCTGCACCTCCTTCTGCGGGTCCACCCAGCTCCAGCCTCGCGGCATCCACCGC